AAATAGAAAAAGTAGAAGCTATACTACAAGACTAAAATAAATACAAAACGTTTATATATTAATACAATACATAGACTATGGCATACAACACAGAAGACTTAACAAAACAGAGCTTAGAGATAATTAAGAAGCATAACTTAATATTCGTTAATGATATATTTGCATACACACCATTCTCAAAGGCTACCTTTTATAATCATAAATTAGAACAATTAGACGATATAAAAAGCGAATTAGCAAAGAATAGAATTAATATGAAGATATCTATGCGAGCTAAATGGTACGCAAGTGATAACGCTACATTGCAAATAGGGCTAATGAAACTGATAGCAGATGATGACGAAGCACATAGATTAAACGGAACAAAGAGAGAAGTTAAACACGATACAACAGACAAAGAGATAAACATTAAGATACATAGATAATTGGAAGTAAACGTCAATGTAGTATTTGAGCATCTCTTAGACAGTCAAACTAAGATAGTAGTAGAGCAAGGTGGAACTAGGTCTGGAAAGACTTACAACATTCTGCTCTATATTATTTTCCACTATTGCCAAGAGAACAAAGGTAAGACTATAACTATATGTAGAAAGACATTCCCAGCAGTACGCTCGTCTGTAATGAGGGACTTCATAGAAATACTTAAGGTTCATAAAAAGTATGATGAAGTAAACCACAATAAGAGTAATAGCGAATATAACCTAGATGGAAACCTAGTAGAGTTTATTAGCGTAGACCAGCCTCAGAAGATTAGAGGACGTAAGAGAGAGTTTCTTTTTATTAATGAAGCTAACGAGCTAGACTATGAGGACTGGCAGCAGTTAGTATTTAGAACAACTGAGAAGATAGTTGTAGACTACAACCCTTCAGACGAATACCATTGGCTATACGACAAAGTACTAACTAGAGACGATGTAGAGTTTTATAAGACTACATACTTAGACAACAAATTCCTAGACAATAGTATAGTAAAAGAGATAGAACGCTTAAAAGAAACAGACGAGCAATATTGGCAAATATACGGACTAGGAGAGAAGGGTATATCTAAAGGCTACTATATTCAACTATGTAGAAGTACCACACATACCACACGATGCTGAGCTAGTGAGTTATGGAGCTGATGCAGGATACACAAACGACCCTAGCACCTTATGCTCTGTTTACAAGAAAGACCATAACCTATATATCAAAGAACACCTATATAGAACTATGATGACTACAAAGGATTTAAGCGACCATTTCAAGCAAGAGGGTGTTGGACGTAATACAATCTATTTTGATGCAGCAGAGCCTAGACTAATTGAAGAACTAAGACGAATGGGTCATAACATACAGCCAAGTCTTAAAGGCAAGAATAGTATAGCAGCTGGTATAGACCTTTTAAAAAGATATAAGATACACTTAGTAAGCGATAGCGATAACCTAATAATGGAGTTTAGAAACTACAAATGGCTAGAGGATAGGAGCGGAAAGCTAACCAACACACCAATAGATAAGAACAATCACTTAATAGATGCTGTGCGTTATGCTACTTACTCAATAATGAGCAGACCAAACTTTGGAAGATATACAGTATCTTAGATACTAAAATAATTTAAAATTGTTTATATATTAATAAGTACAACAATATGAAAGTAAAATTAAACATACCTACAACACTAAACGAGATAACTCTAGGGCAATACCAAGAGTTTTCAAAGCTAGATGTTACAAACGATTCTGAGGTTCAATCTAAGATGGTAGAGATATTCTGTAAGGTGTCTAGCTTAGTGGTTAGGAATATGAAAGCAACTGATATAGGGGATATATGCGATATATTAAATAATATGTTTGATATTAAACACCAATTAATAAACAGCTTTAAAATAGGTGAGCAAGAGTATGGGTTTATTCCTAGCTTGGAAGATATGAGCTTTGGGGAGTATGTAGATTTAGACACCTTTATAGGGGATAACGATAACCTACACAGAGCAATGAATGTGTTATATAGACCTATTAGCCAAAGGCAAGGGGATAGATACAAGATTAAAGATTATGACCCAGAACTTAGTGAAGATGCTAAAAACTACCCATTAGATGCAGTACTAGGTTCGATTGTTTTTTTTTACGATTTAGGGAAGGACTTATCGACAGCTATGCTGAATTATTCGATGGAAGCCAACGAGGAGAACTTAGTGCATTATCTAACTTCACTTCCAAATGGGGCTGGTACAATTCAATCTATGGACTCGCTAACGGAGATATTACAAGGTTTGAAGATATCACTAAACTAAATGTACACGAATGTTTAACATTTTTAACATATACAAAAGAGAAAAACGAAATAGAAGCAAGACAAATTAAAAACAAATTCTAATGAGCCAAACTGGAATAAGAGGTTTCTACTTACTAACAGAAACAATAGAGGGACAACTACTAAGCGATGTAAATGTAAACACAGTAACAACTGGGGACATATACGACATTGACTTATCTAAGCAGAGCATCTTTCCATTAAGCCACATTATAATTAATAACGTAACAACTGAGGAATCAGTATTAAGGTTTAACATCTCAGTTCTATCTATGGATGTTGTAGATGAAAGCAAAGATAAGACAACAGATATATTTAGAGGAAACAATAATGAGCAAGATATACTTAACACACAGTTAGGGGTTTTAAATAAGTTAGTTATGGTATTGCGTAAAGGAGACCTATATAGCAGCCAATATGCTTTAGATGGGGATGCAAGCCTAGAGCCTTTCTATGATAGGTTTGAAAACAAGGTAGCTGGATGGACTGCGACTATGGATGTGCTAGTAGCTAATGATATAACAATATGCTAAACAAAGAAGCCCAAGACTCGCTTAATGGCTTTGCTAAGTATGTTATACAACAATCTCGTAGCAACTTAACTAAGGGCAATAAGAAAGCCTCTGGGGCATTATATAATAGTTTAGGGTATAATGTAGAGCAAACAGCTAAAGGGTTTAGCTTGAGTTTTGAAATGGAGGACTATGCAACGTTTCAAGACTTAGGGGTTAAAGGTAAAACATCAAGCTCTAAAGCACCAAGCAGTCCTTATAGGTTTGGAAGTGGTAGCGGTAAAAAGGGAGGGCTTACTAAGGGTATTGATAAATGGGTAAGACGTAAAGGTATTCAGTTTAGAGATAAAAAGAGTGGGAGGTTTTTAACTTACGACAGTACTGCATTTATAATATCTAGAAGTATATATCAAACTGGTATTAAAGCCAGTATGTTTTTTACTAAACCATTTACAAAAGCCTTTAAACGATTACCAGACGAATTACTAGAAGCATATTCCATAGGTATAGAAAAACAAATACAAGTAAATATAAACAAGAAATAAAATGGCTACAAAGATTAATTTAAGAAGTCCTTACTATATAAAGGTATCTAAGACAGATTTAACGTCTGCACAGCTTGAACTCTATATTTATACTGGCACTTTCACAGCCAATGGTAGTGTAGCATCTTCAACTTTAAGATATACAATAACAAAGAAACCTTTAGGAACTAATGATTATGTAGTTTTTGAGGTTAGCGAATTAGTAAGAGATTATTTAGACATCGAATTTAATGGTCAGTATATAGGTCAAAACATTTGGCTTAATGCAATAGCAACTGTTACTGGTGGAACTGGAAGCGTAACTGTAATGCCAGACAATGCAAACGGATTCTTAGGCTTTGATGGCTATGGCTATTTTGAAGAAGGTGCAAACCCTCAAATTACAAGTCCAGTATTTATTAGTAACGATACTATTTTAAAATTAGATGATTCATCAATATCAATACCATTAGATACTTCAAACGTTCAATCGGTTGCTTATTTATTAAATGGGGAAATAGTAAGAATTGGAATGATATCTTCAAGCACAAATAGTGGAGAACAAATTAAATATACTACTAATGGAGTAAATGGTTCTAACTCATTTCAAAGCCGAGTGATTATAGCTGGCGGTACATTTGAAGATAGTGTTTGTTTAATGGGTTTTGAAGATGATTTTATTTTAAATGATTTTGATTCTATACACGTTACTTACACAGAGGGCGGTGTCAGTAAAGTTAAGATACTAAAAGTTAAGAATATCAGCGAATGTAAATA